AAATTGCACCCTCAAAGTGCTATATTTGATCCTAAAGGAGATGCCGTAACCTTTGATCCTATTGTTACTCCTTTAGAAATGAGAAGAGGGGATGAAATTAGGTTTGAATATAATAAAAACAAAGTTCACAAAGTTACAGATGTAACTGAATTTCCAAATGGTACCATAGCTATAACAGTTTCCCCTCAAATTTCTACTGGTAGTAATGTAGATCATTTTACTTACTATAGAATAGAACAAAATGGAGGATATGTAATTGCCGATGTAGAAAAAAATAATGATGTATCATCCGAACAACCTTTTTCTGGGATAATTTTACCTGAGTTTCCTAGTGAACGATTAAGAGAAAGAGGAGATAGATTAATTTTTGAATTAAAACAGGCAGGTATCATAGAAAAATAAAATTATTAATATTTATTAGCATAATAAACATAAAATGGGATATTTAAACAACGCAGTAGTAACAGTAGATGCTATTTTAACTACAAAAGGTAGAGAATTATTAGCTCGTGGTGATGGTTCTTTTAAAATCACCCAATTTGCCCTAGCAGATGATGAAATAGATTATACACTATATAATCCAGCCCACCCATCTGGAAGCGCATTTTTTGGTCAAGCATTAGAAAATATGCCTTTATTAGAGGCTATGCCTGATTCTACTCAAAACTTAAGATATAAATTAGTGACCTTACCTAGAGGAACAGCTAAAATGCCCGTATTAGATGCTGGATTTACTAGTATTGTTATAAAACAGGGTTCGTCATTAGCAATTACCCCTCAAACTCTTAATTATTTAGGTAATAACCAAGTATTTGAAACTAGTGGTTATGCTGCTACTATAGCAGATGTAAGAACTTTAAGTCAATTTAATGGAGTTGGAGTTGATAGTAGCATTGATTCTAATGTAAACACTACTGAAACTTATGGTACTGCTGTTTCTCAAACTGTTGTAGGTACAACTATTAACATAACTGCTACTACTGTCAACACTTTATTTGGTAGTAATACTTCGTTAACAACTTCTTTATTATTAGTAGGTAGAGATAGTGGAGCAAGAGTAACAGTTCCAGTAACTATTAATAAAGCAAACGCATAATAAATGTCATTTACAAGATTACAACCTGAAGATTTTTTAATTAGTGCAGATTCAGTAGCGGCGGGTTGCTGGACTGGGAATTCATCTTCCTTATCATCTTTTCACACCTCTTCTGTTCAAACCGGAGGCCCAAGTGGTCAATATTTTACTAATGTATTTCAAAAATCATCCACAGAACCAGACGCAGAAGTTCAATTTGCTATAGCTTTTGGAGAATCTAAAGGTTCGGGATCTTTACAATTTGATGCAGGAATCCCTGGTAAATCTCCCACTTCGGTAGTATATGGACAATTTCAAAATATTATTTTAGGAGATGAGGATCAAGATTTTACATACGGTTCAATTACTGCCACAGGATCAAATGCTTATTTTTGGGCAATATCGGTAAATAGATCAAGATTTAAAGGTAGTATGCTTCCTGGGAGTTTTAATTTAAGTTTAGATGGAGATCTTAAATTAACAGATAATAGTAATGATGTAAGTGCTGTATCTTTTACTGAAGCTGGTAGAGTATTTCAAGTAGTATCCGGATCAAATGGTTCAGCGTATGAGGGTACAGGTGAAAATGCTACATTAGGTTCATATGGATTATTCCTTCCAGATATAGGTACTATTTTATTAAACGGGGCTGCCATTGTGGCAGATAGTGATGTTACTGTAGGTCAAAGTGCAAATACCGATGATAATAATGCTCAAAAATTATTTAATGAAATTGAAACAATCACATTAAATAGTGAAGAAACACTTACTTCTGATTATATCTTTATTAGAGCAAGAAACTCACAATACAACTACTCAGAAAACCCTTCATTTATTACGGGATCTACAGGTGAAGTAAAATATAGTAATTTTATAAATGCCCCACAAGTATTTATTACAACAGTAGGTTTATATAATGATAATAATGATTTATTAGCAACTGCTAAATTAAGTAAACCTCTTAAAAAAGATTTTACAAAGGAAGCTTTAATAAGGGTTAAGTTAGACTTCTGATGGATGAGTTACAAAGGATTAACTGGTAAAGATGTTATTGTAAGTCCCCTTACAGTAAATTATGCACAATCAATCACCTCTGCCCCTTCGGATAGTACAGGAGACATACCTGTAAAATTAAGTGGGAGTAATGTAGATTATATAGACGGTGAGATAGGCACTGGTAGTCTTTCTTTAGTATATAATTCTATTAAACAACTTTATTATAGTAATTTTATATCCGAGTCAAATCAAGGACACGGAATAAACATACCTCAAATTCAATATAATTCAGATGGTACTACTTCAGGACCTGTTATAAGCCCTATTTTTAATAATAATTACCCCCAATCTATAACTGAAACTAGGACTTTTCCTACAGGTTCAGGAGCTAATATAAAAGTATTATCCATTCCCAGAAAGTTATTTGGTGATTATATTCAACCTGGGTCCTTTAATGATGGTGGAAGTGGGAAGTATGCTGATAATAATGCAGATGGAAATATCTTTAATGTAGCGGGTGATAAAGTAGGAAATATTCTTTATGGGGCGGGGATAGTTGTAATTACAGGGGATACTGATGATTTTGCTAACTCAAATTTTAAATCCTCATATACAATATTTGAAACTCAGTATAAATGTACAATAGAAGCAGGAGAATTTAATTATTCTTTAAACCCCAGTTTATTATCTTCTTCTATTAGAGCTCAAGATAAAATTAGAACTACAGGAAGTGCAGATTATGAAGGTTTTGTAACTAGTTCATTTTTTACCCCTTATGTAACAACTGTAGGACTTTATAATGATAATAAAGAATTAATAGCAGTTGGGAAATTAGCACAACCTTTAGCATTATCCCAACATGTTGATACAACAATATTAGTAAATTTAGATAGATGAATTGGTTATATAATGGAAAAGAAATTACAGACATATCACAATTTCCACCTAATACATTTGGGTTTGTCTACCAAGTAATTACCCCCGAGGGTAAAAAATATGTGGGTAAAAAAGTATTATACCACAATCAAAAGAAAAAACTAACTAAAGTAGAGTTAGCAGAACAAACCGGAAGAGGAAGAAAAAAATCTTATAAAATAATCCAAAAAGAAAGTGATTGGAAAAAATATATAGGATCAAATTCCAAATTAAAAAATCAAATAGCTGAAGGAGAAGTTATAAAAGAAGATCTGAAAAGGCAAATTCTTGAAATAGGATTTGATAAAAAACACTTAACCTACTTAGAAACCAAATATCTATTCCAGATGGAGGTTTTAGAAAACCCAGATCAATATTATAATGATAACATATTAGGAAAGTTCTTTACATCAGACTTTGCTTCCTAAATTATATTTGTTACATTTATATTAATGGTAAATCAATTACTAGTATCCCTAATGGATTCCGTTTTAGGGAAGGGGAAACAAACATCTAGAGGTAACTACGCTTATCACTGCCCTTTTTGTAAACACCACAAACCAAAAATGGAGGTGAACTTTACAGAAAATAAAAAAGGACATAATCCTTGGCACTGTTGGGTTTGTAATACTAGAGGTAAAACCATCCCTAATCTTTTAAAGAAGATAGAAGCATATGATAAAATCGAAGAAGCAAAACGATTAATTCCCCAGGGTTCATTTGTTGAAGAAGTTGTAGTAAAAAATGATTTATTTCTTCCTAAAGAATATATCCCATTTATAGATAAACCTAATAGTTTAATGGCACGACATGCCCTTGCATAT